GTACAAACGGTGCGGACGGACCTCGCGGTTCGCTGGCGGGCTACGGCGCGCGCTACGGAATGTCCAACTCTTCCTGGTACAACGAGGGTGCCCAGGCCGTGATCTACAACATGATCTACGGCGCGAACCTCACATACACGACCTCGACGTGGTTCCTGCGCATCGGCGACACCGTGACGCTGTCCGGTCCCAACTTCGCCGAGACCCGGTATTGGGGCGGTACGTCGTGGCTATCGCCTGGCGTGGTCATTGACGGCAACCTGCTCGTCTCCGGCACGATCTCGGGCGACAAGATCAGCGCCAACTCGATCGAGGGCGACAAGATCATCACGAACACCCTGACGGTCAACAAGATCAAGGGGGACGTGAACGTCATCGTTCCGGTGCAGTACGACCCGTCTGGCTACGGCATTCTGAACTATGGCGGATGGGTGACTGCGGCGACGGCAACGCTGGCGGCGTCCACCCACCCCGAAGGTCATACACCTTCGGCAATCATCACCTGTTTCCTGGAGAACGCCACACCCTCCGGCACGAGCTCCGGCGCGATCCGACTGCTGATTGACGGTGTTCAGGTGGCTGAAAGCCACTCGTTCTTGCAAGACATTGCCACCCTGACTGTTGCCGGCAGCGTCAGTAAAAAAATTGGCACGACCACATTCACCTTACAGGTTGCGGCGACAAACGGAAGCGGCATCTGGGCCAAGCAGATTCGCGGCTTCATCATGGGAGTTCGTTAATGAAATGGTATGCAAAGTTTGACGGTCAGACCCTGCTGGCCGGCCCCCAGGGCGGTGATCCTGGCGGGTGGACCGAGGTCTTGCTGGACGAGATTCCACTGGACGGCATGGCCGAGTGGGACTTCTCGGGTCCGATGCCGCACCTTCGCGCCAAAGTGCTCAGCACCAACGAACAGGCGGAGATCGAGGGGCGAAAGGTTCGCCGCCGCCGCGAACAGCTGCTGCAGGATTCCGACTGGACGGACACCGTGTCGGCTCCTGGGCGACTCGGGCAAGTGCTCTACGACCAGTGGCAGACCTATCGTCAGGCGCTGCGGGACGTGACCGAGCAGGCCGGCTTCCCGTTCGAGGTCGTCTGGCCGACCCCGCCGACTTGATAAGTCAGTACTGACGCATTACAATCCAACGATCCAACCGGAGGACAAACATGGCAACTGCTGGCGAACTGATCGGCCGACTCTTCTTCGCACGCAACGTGGCTCACAAGGAGCATCTGCTCACCACGCTGTACTCGCGCCACAAGGCACTGAACGACTATTACGACGCCGTCGTGGGCCTGGCCGACAAGTTCGCCGAGGGCTACATGGGCAAGTACGGTCGTCCCGACGACATCGCGCTCACCTGGGCCGAGGACGCCGAGGACATTCAGAGCTTCATCCAGGCCACGGCCGAGTGGATCGAAGCCAACCGCCTGTCGATCGCGCCCAATCGCGACACGTACCTGCAGAACATCCTCGACGAGATCATCGCTCTCCACTACGACACGGCCTACCTGTTGACCCTGAACTAAGTCACGCATGAGAAAACCGAGCCTGATTCCCGACTGGAAGCGAGTGCTGCGCCGCGCCTGGAGCATCCGACTGATGCTGCTGGCGGGCCTGCTCTCGGGGCTCGAGGCCATCCTGCCGATCGTCATGGATGCGGTGCCCTGGCCGCGATGGGTCGCCTCGACCGTCATCTCGACGGTCGTTGGCCTGGCCTTCGTCACGCGCCTTCTGGCCCAGCAGGACGACTGATGATCGACCGCCAACCGCGCGCCCGTGTTGCAGCCGCCAGCCTCGTGCTCGCGGCTTCGACGCTTGTGGGCATCGCGCTTCACGAGGGCTACACCGACAACGCCATCATCCCTGTGCCGGGTGACGTGCCGACCTACGGTCATGGCACGACCCGCAAGGCAGACGGCACGCCCGTGAAGATGGGTGACAAGACCACGCCCACCCGCGCCCTGGTGGATTTGCTGCGGGATGCAACGAGGTTCGAGCAGGCCGTCAAGCGTTGTGCGCCCGTCCCGATGCACCCCTGGGAGTTCCAGGCGTACGTCAGCTTCACCTACAACGTGGGCGAGACGGCGTTCTGCAAATCGACCCTCGTCAAGAAACTGAACACCTACGACTACGAAGGCGCCTGCAAAGAGCTGCTGAAGTGGGACAAGGTCAAGGGCGTGGCGGTGAGAGGTCTGACCCTGCGCCGCCAGGACGAGTACAAGACCTGCATCGGGGAGGGCGCCCAGTGATCGGCATGCTCGACCAAATTCAGGGTCTCGTGCGCTGGGTGATGCTCGCGGTCATTGCGCTGCTTGTGGCCGCCTGCGGCTGGCTCTACGTCAGCAAGGCGAGCGTTCAGTCCCAGTTCGCCCAGTACCGCGCCGAGGTCGCCCAGGCCAAGGCCAAAGAGGAAGCTCGAGCCCGCGAGGCAGAGCACCGGCTCACCGTCGCCAATGAAAGGTTGACCGATGAACTTACGAAAAAAGACCGCCTTCTGGCTGCCCGCGATGTTGCTGCTCGCCGTTCTGACGCAGGGCTGCGCGACGAAATCGCCCGACTCAACGGGCGTCCAGCCCCCGAGAATCCCGATGCTGCCGCCGCAGCTGGCGAAGCCCGTGTCGCAAGAGAGCTTCTTGGAGCGTGCTCGCAGCGATACACAGAGCTGGCGCGAGAAGCTGACGAGCTCCGAGACCAAGTGATCGGTCTCCAGCGGTTCGCCGCAGACGTTTGCAAGGCCGGCCAGTAAGTCACGAATGACTTGACAAACGGGCCGCCCGACCCCTAGAATCGACGCACTTCCGAGGACAAAATGCCTGCTGCCAAGCTGAATCTCACTGTTGAACAAGGTGCGACGTTCTCCAAACGCCTGGTTTGGAAGGACAAGAACCGCCGCCCGATCAACATCACCGGCTGGACGGCGCGCATGCAGATTCGCAAGATCGTCGCCGACCCCAACCTCATCCTCGAGCTGAGCACCGCCAACGGACGCATCGTCTTCACGGCGGCCGGCACCATCGAGCTGAGGCTCACCGCCCAGGAAACGTCCACGCTGCAAGCCGGCGTCTACGACCTGGAGATGGTTGCGCCTGACGGCAGCGTCACTCGGCTCGTCGAAGGCAAGGTTGTCGTTTCTCCCGAGGTGACACGGTAATGGATTTCGAGATCGTCGTCGTTGAGGATGGCGGCGCTGAGATCGTCGTCGTCGAAGACAAGGCTGCCGACATCATCGTCGAAGCCGTTCAGGGACCGCCTGGGCCGCCTGGGATCAACTACGTCGGTGGCTTTCCAGTCACCGTCGCCAACCCGCGACCGGGAGACCTGATCTCATTCGCGAATGGCCAATTCATCAATCAACCTGCTGCCAGTCTCACGGACGGAGGGAACTTCTAAATGACGAACATCGTACGAATCAAGCGCCGTGCCGCCGGTGGCGCAGCAGGCGCACCGACCACGCTGCAGAACGCCGAACTGGCGTTCAACGAACAAGACCTGACGCTGTACTACGGCTTCGGCACGGGCGGCGAGAACGGCACGGCCACGCAGGTCATCGCGATCGGCGGCCCCGGTGCCTACGTCTCGACCTCCGGCAGCTACGCGAACCCCTCGTGGATCACCGCGCTCGCAGGCAGCAAGATCACCGGCGACATCGCGGGCAACGCTGGCACGGCCAGTGCGCTCAAGTTCACCCGCTCGATCTCGATGACGGGTGACGGCACCTGGACGGTCGATTTCGACGGCTCGGGCAACGCCACCGGCGCACTGACGCTGTCGGGCACGGGCGTGACCGCCGGCACCTACAAGTCGGTCACGGTCGATGCCAAGGGCCGCGTCACCGCAGGCACCAACCCCTCGACGCTGTCGGGCTACGGCATCACCGATGCCCAGCCGCTCGATGGCGATCTGTCCGCGATCGCAGCCCTGTCGGGCACCGGCATGCTCAAGCGCACCGGCGACGACACCTGGACGCTCGACACGGCCGAGTACCTGACCGCCATCACCTACGAGATGGTGGTGGACGCACTGCAGTTCCTGCCCGAGAGCGCCGCTCGCAAGGGCGTGGCCAACGGTTACGCCAGTCTGGACGAAAACGGCAAGGTGCCGTCCGCTCAGCTGCCGTCCTACGTCGATGACGTGGTGGAGGTTGCCGACTTCGCGTCGCTGCCTGCGACCGGCGAGCCGGACAAGATTTACGTCACGCTGGACACCAACCAGACCTACCGCTGGGGCGGCAGCATCTACATCGAGATCGCAAGCTCGCCTGGCACCACGGACAACGTGGCTGAAGGCTCGCTGAACAAGTACTTCACCGAAGCTCGCGCACGCAGCGCCATCTCGGTGGCCGGCTCGCTCAGCTACGACGCCGCCACCGGCGTCATCAGCTTCACCGCCCCGGTCACGTCCGTGGCCGGTCGTACGGGCGATGTGACGCTCACCAAGGGCGATGTCGGTCTAGGCAACGTCGAGAACACCGCACTGTCTACCTGGGCAGGCAGCGCGAACCTCAACACCCTGGGCACGATCAGCACCGGCACCTGGAACGGCAGCACCATCGCGGTCGCCTACGGTGGTACTGGCGTGACCGAGCTGACTGGACTTGTCAAAGGCAATGGTGCAGCAGCCTTCTCGGCTGCCGTTGCAGGAACCGATTACCTGGCTCCCGACAGCGCCATTGATGGCGGCACGTTCTAAGTCAGAACTGACGTATAATCGGCTGGCCCCTACATAGGGGCCGATTCGCGAGGTACATACCAGATGGCAAACACGATTATTCCCAAGCGCTCGAGTGTGGCGGGCAAGATTCCGCTCACGAGCGACCTGCAAGTCGGGGAAATTGCCGTCAACCTCGCCGATGGCCTGATCTTCACGAAGAACGGAGCCGATACCGTCATCCAGCTGGGTGGCGGCGTCAAAACCTTCAACACCCGATCCGGCGACGTGGTTCTCACGTTGTCGGATGTGACCGGCGCGCTCACGTTCACCCCCATCAACAAGGCGGGCGACACGATGACGGGAAAGCTGACGCTGCCCACGCCCACCTCCAGCACAGCCTCCCTGAACCTGCCCGTTGCGACTTTCGCCAACGGACCGACCGCACCCGTCAACGGCGACGTGTGGATCAACAACTCCAACGGCTTGAACCTGCGCATCGACGGCGTCACGGTTCAAGCGGCGCTCACCGGCACGGCCAACACCTTTACGGCGGCTCAGACATTCAGCGGGAACGTCACTATCAACGGCGGCACGATCAGCATGTCGAGCGTCGGCTCGGGCCTCGTGCAGATCGGCACCAACATTACTGCCGGCAACATCTTCATCGGCGGTGCAAGCCAGTGGGGCGGCATCACGATCGGCCAATCGACCGACACGCACACGCTCAATATCGACTCGGGCGCCACCGCCAGCGGCAAGACCAAGACTATCAACATCGGTGGAAGCGGCGTCTCCGGCTCCACGACCGTCATCAACCTGGGTTCGTCCGTCTCGGGCGCCTCCAGCACGATCAACGCCTACGGCACCTGGACTTACAACGGCAAGATCGTTCTGCCGGCCGTGACCTCGAGCTCCGCGCCGATCAACCTCGGCCAAGCCGGCCCCGGCATCGGACCCTCGGCTCCGTCCAACGGCGACCTGTGGGTCAATCAGTGGGGTCTGTTCGCCCGCTACAACGGCGCCACACAGCAGTTCGCGGCCTACGCCGTGTCGGCCAA